ACAGCAAAGTTAGATTTTCTGTGGCGTGCTAATAAAGATCTTCTAAATCAAATAAAAATAAAAGATCAATCCACTTACAATTCTATTTTAAATAAATTTAATAGTAAGCGTGATGAGATCACAACTCAAAATGAGGTATAGATGAACGACCAACCAAAGAACAAGATATATTTAAATCTTGTTCCTAACTTAAATAAAAAAGCAGGCGACAATCAACCAGTGATGGTTGCACCTAATTCACCAAAAGCTCCAGAGGGAAAAAACTGGAAGATGAATGTGAATATTAATGGTGAGTGGTACGACTATTGTGCGTTTGATGGAACAGACATAGAAGGTAATCCAACAGGTGGATACACTGTGATCTTAACTAAGAAAGAAGCACAAGCAACAGCAGGAGCAAATAAACAACCTGGATTTAAAGCTGGTGGATTTCAAAAGAAATCATTTGCCAACAATAAATCTTTTGGTAATAGACAATACTAATAATAGGTAATACTATTATTCATTCTATCCCTAGGGTTTCATCAGGCAGTCATGCCTACCCTTTCGTTGTCCCTAGGGGTAGAGTAAAACAACAAAAGGTACTAACTGACAAACAAACTTGTAGGAAACTTATGATAAACAAATCAGATTTCATTGACATTGAAGAAAAAATACAGAAAAAAATTATAGAAGATCGCCACAAAGAGTATGGTGATTATGAGGAAAACTTTGCATTACTTGCTGAGTTATTTTCAATAGTATTATTTGATAAAGTAAAACAAGCATTAACACCTGAAGACGTTGGTCATCTAATGATGGCATTAAAACTATATAGATGCACTAAAAGATACAAAGCTGATAGCTATGATGATCTAGCAATCTATTGCAAGATGACTAAGCAGCTAAGACAAAAGAACTATATTGCCAAAAAGGATAAATAGTGGTAAAGTTTATACGTAATAAGAACTGTGAGTGTTCTTTTGTTTATACAGAAGAATTTGATAGTGCTGAAGTTGCATCAGATCCAGCTGCCAAAGGTGTAGTGATTGATGTTAAGATTTCTAATATCAAAACAGTTTTTACAACTATTAAACAGAAGGATGATTTAGTTGGACAAACTAAAGATTCGTCTGCAAAAGATGAGAGATCTACAAGAGATGCGACATCGTAAAGCTCTTGAGTTCTTTCATAAGTATCAAAAGAATCTAAATGATTCTAAAAGATTGATATTTAAAATTGAGCAGACAAAAGAAAAGATAATGGCATAAGTCATTATTGATATAACAACGAAAGACAACGTGAAGTTGTTTACAACTGAAAGGGATAGCTATGACACCAAAAGAATTTAAACGTGAAATCAAATTAAGATATTCATTTAATAGTTTTGCAAACTTAGATCCAAGAGAAAAGAAAATCTATCGTGCAGGATTTAGAACTGGATATAAATTAGCAAGAGAATATTTTAGAAATAGTTTTAGGCATAGGAAAACAGTTGTCAAAGAAGTGGTTAAGTATGTAACCATCAATGATGTAGTAGTGCCTGAGAATGTAAAAGAAATATTAGCAATCGTTGCCAATCAATTAAACATAGATGTGAATGAGATCATTGCACAAACTAGAGTTCAGTCTGCTGTGATTGCACGATCCATATTAATAAATGTATTAAGAGATAAGTATGATATGCCATTCACAAAGATAGGTGTATTACTTGGTAATAGAGATCACACCACAATGATGCACCATGTTAAGATGAAAATTAACAAGCAGCATTTCTGGAAACCAGATAATATTATTTGGAATAGATATAAGTATGTGATGGATAATGTTAAGAACTAATCCTAACGAAGTTTAATCCTCAAATCCTGACAATAAACTTTTATAAGCCTTCTTTGAAATTGTAGATTCAGATTTAGATCTTGATGTACCAGCTTTCTTACGCTGATTAATATTATAGTATAAACCTTTGCGAGCTTTCTTTCCTTCTTTGGTTGTGTGATATTTAGATTCCATTATGATAGTAGCGACTTACCTTTCTTTTTTACACCTTTAATAGTTCCTTTATTTTCTGACGCATAGAATACAGCTTTGCCTTTTTCTTTACCATATTCCTTTTGCATAGCAGCAAGAATCTTTTTTCCTTTAACATTAAGTGGCATTACATTTCTCCCTGATATTTATGTTTACATTTTTGTTTCTTTAAATACTCAATGTACATGTTCATACGTTTATCATTTTCATTGTTATTGACAAGACTTTGTTTCTGTGCGGCTCTTACATTATTAAAGTAAATCTCATAGCAACTATGCTCTAATGAATGACAGAAGTTTAATCGTTCAGCATTAATAACCCATCCTCCTTCATTGCTCATGTGTTCTTTGCCACAAATATGGCAGAAGCCACAGGATTTTAAAATTAATTTTTTCTTAGCCAAGACTAACTCTTCTTATGTCTTGCAGCGAAAGCTCTTGCTTCTTCTTTGTTACTAAATCCCCAGGCACGCAATGCCAATTTCAAACGAGTTGGCTCACCTGATTTAGTAAGTAATGATCCCTTCATGCCACCAAACCTTGCAGCAAAAGAAACTCGTCTTGGATTAGTTCCAGATTTCACAGGTGCTTTTAAATTAGAACCTTCTTTACGATTAAAGTAAGCACGACCAGCAGCATTCAAACCACCGCTAGGATTTTGATACATTTTTTTAACCATTATAATTTCTCTCTAAATGGGTTGTAGTCATTTTCATTTATCTTAACACACTTGCATTGATTCAGTAAAGAACAGAATCCTGCATATAACCAAAAAATACATTTGACTTTTTTCATAAACTATACTCTACCCTGACCCACATATTTTTTATATGTCTTGTGTTTGTTCACACGCTTAGTGTGTCTTCCTCTTCGTTTCTTTGGTGGCTTTCGTATATGTTTATTTTCTAGGTGCTTTCTTGCCATTCTTTTTAATCTTTGCTTTTGCTTTAATACCTTGTTGAGAAAGCAATGATACTTTCTTGCTATACATTTGACCAGCAGCTGTCATGATTTGATTAGACATTATTTTTTAAATATATCCAGCGTCGGCTTAAGACCATACACGGCGGAAAATATACCAACGATTAACCATTGATACCAAGTAGGAAATTTACCAAAGTAATCAAAGAATAAATCTAATTTAGTTTTAATATTAACATCATCACTAATGATGGCATAAGATAATACAATGATTGGAATACATACTATGATTAAAACAAATTCATCTTTCCAAGATTTGTCTTGCTGATCATAAACATCTCTTTGGTATTCTATTTCACCACGAGCCATACGTTCATAGTATCTACGTTCAGCCTCACTCTCTAATAATTCTGATTGCTTATGATTTTTATAAATCTCAGCACCTGTTTTAAATAAAGTAGGTACGATACTCCACCACATATTAATGACAGCTCCTCATTAGTTCTGACAACTCTTCGCATCTGCTTGGTGTTTGTCTATACCATGCTGAGTTTAACATTTCCGCAGCTGCTCTACTATAATCATTATTCTTTAAAGCATCAAACATTTTCTTAAACTTAGATACTCCAGTCTTTCCTAGTTGAAATACCATTTCAATGATTACTTCTTTAGCCACTAATGCAATATTATAATCTTTTAATAACTCTTCAGCACCTTGCACAGCTTTATTAAAATCCTTTTCAAACAATGCTTCTAATATATCTTTGTCATAGATAACTCCTTCAACAAAATCATCTTCTTCTGTAAGCAAATGACCATAGCCAATGGTAGCTTTACCAAGTGAATCTAAATAAACCTTTGCTAAGAATCCTTCGTGCTTTTTAATGCGTGCTTTTAAATCTTCGTACATATTTACCTTTCAGTTATTTAACTATTATCTTACCATCTTCATAAACATATACAATTCTAACATTCATATTCTTTTGTATTTTGGATGGAGTTCTATTTATACGATCATTATTCTTATGACCATATTTAGTATTTGATTTTCTATATGACACAGTCTTAACGTCATAGTTGCAATACTCTTTTGTTTTAATGTTGTATGTACAAATATCTACTGGACCCACACCACCTAGTGCTGTGAATACAATAAGGTTTGGATCTCTAGCAAAGTATGCTTGAGCTAATGCTTCGGATACTAATCCTTTGTCTGCCTTTCGCAATGTACGCCTTTGTTGTTTTAGTTTTTGAATTGAAAGAAACCTATGATTGAACCTGCTATGCTACCAATGATTACTAGAAATGCTATGACACCTTTACCCATGCTCACATCAGTTCTTAAATCTTTAACTTCAGCTGTAAGATCATCTAATCTTTTAATGATTGTATCCATTCTTTCTTTGGAATACTTCTCATAAGAAGATAGTCTTATGGCTGTAGCAGATATAGCTGTTTTCTTTCTCTTCATACACCACCTATAGTGGTTGTGGATAAAAAGTCAATTAAAGATTGTAATTATATGGATTGTTCTGGTGTTTCCATGCAATCAAAATGAAAGGATGGTTTGACTTTCTCAAACTGATCTAATGGGAATAGTTTATTTTGCTCTGCTATAAACTCATAACCAGCTATAGAGCATTCCCTAAAGGTATCAAACTTCTTACCTGTACTCATTACGTCTAGGCAGTTGCCATTAACCATTGAGCAAATGGTAAAGATTAATAAAAATTTCATTATGATTAGTTATATGAATATGTGGATAAGTAAAGGTGGTGTTTCCACCACCAATACTGTAAAGATGGATTACTTAATCTTTATCTTCATCCTCATCTTCATCTAGATCAAAGTCTTCATCTTCATCTAGATTATCCTCATCTAACTCATCTTCATATGCTACGTGAGCATCATCTGGATCTAGTTTCAATTGGAGATCATCCAATAGATCCTTGATCTCATAAATAAGTTCTGTAGGCGATTTACTTTTCTTTGCCATGCAAACTCCTATTAGTTGGTTTGGCAGTGGCGAGATAAGGTTAATTGAATAATAAGTAAATAAAATTATTTTTTATAACTCTTTGAAT